ATTCTAAGTTAACTAACTCAAATTCATTAAGATGGTCTATAACCACTTTAGTCGAATACTCTTTAAGAAAATTAATTTCATTATCAGACCATCTTTTCATATTCGAACCTTTATATATAAATATCTGATTAAATATGAAAGTTCAATATATATATATATATATATTTGGATGCCTTATTAAGATTCGAACTTAAACTATGTCAGTCAAAGTGACATGTACTACCATTATACTATAAAGCAAGATTATATTTATTTTTGTTTATTATATAATATCAAATAACTATAGGATATTTATTAGTATAAAACATACAGCCATGAACTTAATATATTCTGATAAAGTAAAATTCCTTAAAGGTAAATACCAAAATGAAATAGGTGCATACATCGATGAAACTTCCGGTGCTTATTTAATAAAAATTGATGATTCAATAGTAATAATTGAAAAATATAACTATTCTAAATTTATTGAAAAAATATAGAAACAGGATTGTCGTTGTTTCAATACAAAAGTTGATTTTTAATTGCTGAATCAATCCTTTATTCTATAGTCGGAGTGGTGAGATTCGAACTCACGGACCGATACTTCCAAAGTACCGTAGTATAACCATCTGCAATACACCCCGATAATCTAATTCTACGCTCCGGAGTTCTCGGATAACTATGAATTAGTAACAGTCATACTCTGTCTACCTAGTTGGATTCGAACCAACGCTGTCATTTCTGAAACCTCCCGATATCCCAAATATCGTATGTTGACCAAGCTACACCATAGGTAGATATTCTAATTCTACGTTTCCATTTTTATATGTACTATGAATTAGTAACAGTCCCCTTTAGTCGAGCAGTTTAACATTCCATTAAACATCCTAGGTCCCAATGACCTTTGCACTATAATTATGCTATACCCGTTAATTTTATTTCCAATAATGTCAAAGAGCAATTTAATTCTATGTTTAGTCTATGAATTAATAACGGTCTGTATAAAAACAAAAAACCCAATCTTATTTCTAGGATTGGGTTACATTTTTATTATAATCTATATTCTCATTATGAGAGATTATATAACATATCCAATCCAGTAAGGGTTTTGCCCTCCGGTGTTTGTTTTCCTTGATATGTTGTATACGTTTTCATAATATTAATTTCTTTTTGTTTGTTTATAAATATGTAGCAAAGATACTAAAAGTTTCGATACAAGTCAAGTATTTTTGTAATTATTTTCAATTTATTTTTATTTGTGTTGATTATTAAGGTTTTATCTTTTATGTTTTTTTTACTTTATTTTTTTTAATAATACCTTTATTTATTAACCATTCTTTATAATCTTCCAATATAAATGGTAGGTTTATCGAGCTTTTGCCATTCTTGCTTTCATAAATGAATTGATTATGTTCGTTTTTATCACAATTGATTTCGTTGCAAAATTCAATTTCATTTTTAATTATTTCGTTAATATCCATTTTAATTTATTTTTTAGGTTTTTTAAAAGACCATATAAAAACACTTATAAAAAGTGTGGTTATAATGAGTATTAATATGTTTTCTATCATATTAAAATTTATGTTTAAATTAAAGCTTTAATTTTATCTCTAATAATAGCACATTTTTTATATTCTTCATTTAAAATGGCTTCGTCCAGTTGTTCTTGTAGCGATTTTTCTTTAGGTTTTGACTGTTTTTCTATTAAATCAGACCATTCTCTTAATATTTTATGTATACCATCATCGATATTATCATAAAATGTAATATCGATATCAGACGATGACATTATAATTGTAGTATCACCGGCATTTTCAATATGCCAAGTAATTTCATCAAATGACATACCATCAATTTCAAATTTTCTAATATTAGATGGTTGACCATAAATACTAGATATTTTAGTACGTAGTTCACCATTATTAAAACCTTGATTTAACCAAGTTTTAATGTTATCTTGAACCTCAATAGCTTTACGTTCATGTTCATCATCAGACAACTTATCCGATGACTCATCTTTAGAATATTGATTCATATCTTTAAAATGTTCTTTAAAGAATTTATTTAGTTCACTATCATCTTTACCAAATAAAGATTCACCAAAAAAATCAAAAAAATTATCATTCATATTATTAATTTTTAATTTATATACAAATATAGTGAATATATTTGATATACGCAAGACTTATTATCTTTTTTTCATAATTTCCTCAATTATTCTCCTACCATCATCATCTATTTCCCCACCTTTCTTAATGTTTTTCTTGTGAGGTATAAATCTTAAATTTCTTATATCAGCAGCAACTTCTGGTGGTATTTGATTATTAAAACAAAAAATGATTGGTGCAATGTGGTCAAGATGATAACCCTTGAAGGCCCTTCGTTCATGATTTTTAAGTTGTGTTAGGTCATTAGCTTCAGTTAATAGCCATACTTTTAGGTAGTATATTTTTTTAGCGATATTTACAATACCTTTAACTCTATTTTTAATATATGGATTAGCCTTAAGTAGTGTTTGTAATTCTTTCTTTAAAGCTAATTCATTATCATCTACAACAACCGTCTTGGTTGTGTTAATAAATTCATTATTATGTCGAATATATTTTCCCTTAGAGTCCCAAATATATTCCCTTTTACCTTTATAGTTTATTGCAGTATATCTCGTATTGTCCATATAATAAATATAAACAATACGAGATTAAAATAAAGGTTATTTAAAAGGACTTTTAGATGTTACAGTTCCATCAGCCAATTCGTAAAATATCTTATCATTAACCGAATATACTAATGGTATACCCAATTCTCTATTTTCTTTTTGAACTTGTTTGATGGCTTTATTACCTATATCTTCAATTTCAAATCCTTTTAAATATAACATTAAATCATCAAATTTTTCAACTTCCATTTACATTAAATACTTTACTACATACTCCCAATTTGGAAATAATTTAGTACCAAATTGGATTAACTCCCATTCCGGTTTATAATCACCCTCTTGAATTAAATCATCAATTAAAAAATCACCTTTAACCATCGTTTTATCACATGATAAAATAAGGTCCTTAACAGTATTAAAACCTAAATGTTTTTCAACACTAACTCGTTTTTCAGTATAAGAAAAAGGATTTAAAATTGATGGTCTAGTTAAGATTTTTACTTTATATTTACTTTGTAAAGTTTTGAACCCTTCAATAGCACCCGGTAATGGTTCCAAATTTTCATAAAATCTATATTCACACTGAGGGCAAATATTACCGGGATTTTTTAATATCGCAGCTTGTTTGGCCCCATTATAATCAAATATAGTGTCGTCCATATCGACAAGGATTATTTTATCCCTCATTTTCAACTACTGGAATATTTAACTTATCTCTTAACTCGATTAATTTTTGTCTTTCAAGACCCCAAACAGAAATAATTAATAAATCATTATCATTCCCCTTGTATTCAACATATGTTAAATTACTCATACTACCTTATTATTAATATTAATTAAAAACTATTTATTATTCCAGATATAAATCAAAATTTACGATACAAAAATCATTAAACCATAATCCTCTATCATACCACGATTCAACCTCGAATTTTGGGCATTTACTCATCTTTATGAGTACATAATTAGCTACCTTTTGTAGCAATCGATTCCTTAATTTGTACATGATTAATTAATTTAAAATGAGACCCGGTGATAGGGATTGAACCTATGACCCTTCAGATTATAATATCAACTATAGTAATGGCCAATCCTATAATATATACTTTATATTCCTATACCTGTAATATTTCAATTTAGATAAGCGCTATTTTCAATATCCATATTACTCTGTTCATGTCTTCACATGCGCTCTACCGCTGAGCTACACCGGGATTAAAAGTGAATATACTTGGACTCGAACCAAGGCTATGAAAGTTAATAAGCTTTTTATAACGTTATTATTAGCTATCTTTCATAATGACACAGATTAACTGTCTGCCGCTCTACCACTGAGCTATATACCCATAAGTTTTTTAGTTGATTAAGACTCAACATAGAACCGTATTTACCAAACTAAAAGTCTCACATGTATCGTATGTAGTACGGGTTATTTATATTCTTGATTACCGAGCATTTAAAACAACCTAAAACTTTCGCTACGCAGTGATGAAGGTAGGATTCGAACCTACGCTTTATGAAGTTTATAGTAATATCAATTTACCATTCAATTACATCATCATAAAATAACCTAACATCTGTTAGCGCTCTACCGGACTGAGCTACTTCACCAAATAATTGAACTTAGACGAACTAAGTTCAAAATTTACCCTTAAGTTGAACACATGAGAGTTCAGTCATCGTCTTGGGATTTTCGACTATTTAATGCAAGTAAATACCCTCATGGACTTAACTACGTTACCACTACTCTTTCTACCCCCTACTTATTTTAGCTCTTTACCCCTGTAGTGAAACTCAAGCCTATTAAAGTGCACGTTCAACGAACAACCTGTGATACTAGATGGACTCGAACCAACAACCCCTTGACCTACTTTACACATCATGTATTTCGTTGCAAGTCCTCTACCAATTAAGAGATATAGTACCAAAAAGTGGTGGAAAGACGAGTCGAACATCTCACATCTTGTGTTTCACGCAAGTACTCTACCGCTGAGTTATCCCACCATATTTAACAATTCATTACTCAAAAGGAATCCATGAATTCAATAACTCACTTCTAATCCCCGTGCTACTTCACGCATTGTTATTTGTTCCGTATAGAGACTCGAACTCTATGTACTCCCACCAAGAGTCATTTGACCTTAGTAATACGGTACCGTGAGTTTTACCTCACAGTGTTTTAATTAATAACAGAATTGACTTATACGTGCTCTAACCAATTGAGCTATATTACCAATTACTTGATAATAGCTGGATTTGAACCAACAACCACGACCTTAACGGGCTTAGTTTTAATTGCTGAAACAATTCTTTATATTAATTAGTTACCATAGGTATTTCGATATACCTTCTCCAAACACGGTTATTACACCGATATATGGGCTTCATCCATTTAAAAGCTTTATGGTTACCGTGAGTATTACCTCACAGTTTTAATGTTTATAAAATCTCGGACGGCGACCTTATAAGGCCGAAAGTAGAGATAACTTAATATTGGTGATATCAGATATTTATATCTTATCAAGTTTATAAACAACTACATCATTAATCAGAGTGGGAATTCTACCTCGTACTTTTCCAGTACGACAACGAATCTGACATGTTTTTTTACCCACATATGTCTTGTAATTGTTTATTAGATTGCGTAGCAAGATTCGAACTTGCGAGAATTGGATTATATCGTCTTATCCTCACCACCCGTTTTCGCTCCATCATATTCGATACATTTTTCGGAGTTTGGACCGGTGTTTTTAGCCACTCAACCATACGCTTCTATCTTTAATTAATTATAATGATAGGGTTCGAACCTATACTAGACGGGAAACCGGGTTGGGACCTATTAGGCTGTTCTGTTTACCGTGTACATACTATTTTAACCCCTGTCCAGCGTGTATACCAGTTCCACCACACTATTGTTAACTATATTTTAATTAGTCTTAATAGTTACTCATCGCTACCTCACAGTAAAACTTTTCAACCTATAACACGCCTTTCACTGAGTGAGTCTGCCATTATAGGGTTATCTATTTCTAATTAATTATTTTATTCTTTTCAATGAACTTGTTTGTTTTAATTACTCTGCAAATATAAAACTAATTTTTGACATGTGCAAGTATTTCTTCATTTATTTTTAAATTATTTTATCATGTCAATGAACTTGTTTGTTTTAATTATAATGCAAAGATAAAGCTTATTTTTGACATACGCAAGTATTTTAAGAAAAAAATTTAAATTATTTTATATCCATACAGATATATAATTGGCTATTATAGTCTTGTGGGACTATTTTCCTATAGATAAAAAATCCTTAGTATCGTCGTGACCTAATTCTTTTCCTATTTGTTTAATGAAACTCTTAGGATTTTCACTATATTTATTCATTATATTAACGATGTCTTGTTCTTTTTCACGATTTAAACCGGTCTTATAATGAACAATATCACGAAGTGGCATAAACCAATAACCATTTATATATGTTGCTTCATGTAATATTTGTGTTGTCGGTCTCGCTTGAAAATTAGCCCATTGACCCCCAGCTTTAGATGGGTCCCAATCATTAAATGCTTCTATTTCAGCACCGTTAGTTTTATATTTAAATGGTGAACCGTAAGGTACCTTACCATAATCCCAATATTTCTTATCTGGTATAACAATATCTAAATCACCAATACTTGAATCTAATCCAAATACTTCTTTTAACTTAGGGTATAAATATAATCTGGCCGAACCAGCTATGAAATAAACCTTTTGGTCTGGTGCAATACCAAATCTATCAAATATAACCTTTTTAGATATATCTAATAATTCAGTTAATCTTGAATCTGGTGTTGTAGTTTCATCGATTAAACCCTCAAAATGTTCTAGTATAATATCTTTATATATATTGAATAATTTCATAACTATAAATATCTTAATATTGATAAAAAGCTCATTGTGACTCATAATTTAATAATAAGCCACAATAGGTGAGATATTGAGCTTTATTTGGTGGAGTATTTCGGCACCGACCCGAACTGATATTCTACTTGCAAAATAGATGTCCACCCAAGCAGACCCATACCCCAATTTACAGGTTGGTTTTGATGAATTTGAATCATCTTAGTTTTGATTATTAGTCAATTCTGTTAACCTAGTTATTTGCTGTAACCAACCTTTTATTTTTACTTAAACCTTTTCATATAATTTGATAAAATCTTTACCGTATTTATTAATAACATACGGTAGAATTTCTTTTTTAATATCCCATTTATATAATATCTGTATTTCATGTGGGAAATGCTTTAATTTAGCGTCTGTTAATTCTGAACTAAAATTTTTAATTTCAATATAATTACCGTCATCTAATATAAAATCGGGATAGTATTTATGATTTTCACCCTCATACACATAATCAAATCCAATTTTATTCCTAGAAAAAATAATATTATTATCTAAATTATAAATAACCCAAGCTAATTCATAACTACTATCACACCAATAACTTTTATACCAACCACATTTACCACGACTAGAACCTCTTTTTACACCACCAGAGCATTTCAACCAACATTCTTTATGGTATTTTCTTATTTGATTATCTTTATGTATTATATCTTCACTACAATATAAACATTTTGTTGTCGTATCTTTATTTTTAATGAATTTACCACGTCTTAACTCACCATAAATCTTATTAGCTAATTTTACGTTATCCGAATTTTTACATGTTTCAGACAATTTTAATTTATATTCATCACTTCTAATACGACTATTAGCACAACTATTCGAACAAAAATATTTTGCCTTTTTCGGTTTATCCGTATTATATTCTTTTATAATAATATTTATACCACATTTAAAACACTTAACCTCAAATTCTACCCACTTTTTACTATTTGTAACTCTTCTTCTTTCAATACTTTCAACACTTAATTTTTTCCCAGTACATTGATGTTTATTTTGACAACTAACATCACAATATTTATTCTTAACCGGTTTACCACAATTTAAACATTCATTACAAATATAGCATTATTTAAATCCTGATTATTTGATAATATACTTATAGTACCACCATTTTGAGATTGTTGATAAGCCATAACACCATCTTTATTATTGGGATAAATACCTTTATTATCTGTAAAACCTTTCACTAATTCAGGTTTACCCATTGGTTGATTAATAAGCATTATATTATGTTGTTGTGCTAATTTACCAGCAAATTGTGGTAATGATTCTTCAGATTCATTAATAATACTTCTACCAGCATTTTGTCTTTGTTCGGTTAACATATTAACCTTTTGAATGTTTTTAATTTTATCAATTCTACGCATAATAATTAGTTTTATTATAAATATCATATAAAATAAAAAAAACCTTATCAATTTCTTGATAAGGTTTACTTTTTGAAATAATATTACTTATTTCTTAACAGTTGTATCAAGTGTTGCAGTATCAACTTTAGTTGTATCAACAGCTGTTGTGTCAACTTTAACTGAGTCGATAGCTGTGCTATCAGCATTAGTTGTTGATTCGGTTGAAGTTTTACAACTTGCTACTCCGATAACTAATGCAACGCTTAATAATAAAAAGATTTTTTTCATAATAGATTTGGTTTTAAATTAATTAATTTATTTTTTATCTGAGGTACAAAGATACTAAAAATTTTAATATATGTCAAGTGTTTTTGACATTATTTATAATGGCTCGTCAAATATTACATTCCATGAATTTAATGGTACCCATTCATTAAATTTAGTTAGTATTTCTAAACTATTAGAAGGTACGGGTGTAAAGGTGATATATTCTTCACCCTTATTTTTGGCTATTCTGGGTGATATTTTAAATGTATTATTTAATTTTGTCCTTAAAATAACCATTTTATCTAAACCACCTTTTGCTTTGGCGTAATACTTAGCATAATCTAAATTATTTATGAATGATATTGATGGTTGTTCTTCACCAGTATTGTTAGCTTTCATGAATCCAGTATTTTGGATATTCAAAGCTTGACCTTTACCGGTACCATGGTATATAAAATTACCATCTGCGATATATTCTCTTAATAATTGTTTAATTAATTGTTTCATATATTATAAATATTTGACTTTTTAGAATAATTGATTATAATATATGTATTAAATATAATAATAATGTATAAAATTAAATATAATAATAATGTATAAAATTAATAAAAAATACCCTATTAATTATGAAGATGTCTTATTATACGGCATTAATTTGTTAACTAATGAACATATTACCACTATTGGTTATAGAGTAAAGATTGAAGATAGGTTTATTACACCACCAAATGGTTGGATGGTTAATTTTACTCATTACAATAAATTATAGTATAGTTATGAGTGGGTGGGTATATTTTTTACATAATTGGTCTGATGGTGAAGATTTATATAAGATAGGTATAAGTAAGCATGAGGATATTTCTAAAAGAATAAAACAGCTTAGTACCGGGAATCCTCATGATATATTATTAGTGGCAAAATATAAAAGTGATAATTATAATAGAATTGAAACTATGTTACATAATCACTTCTATAAAGAACGTAAAAAGGGTGAATGGTTTAGTTTGGATTATGATAAATCAACACAATTTTTAATAAAATGTGATGACTTTGATAGAATAATAACTCTACTAAAAAAAGAAAACCCGTTCTACAAATAATAATTATATTTTATCAAAAATCCAATCATCGGTAACTAAACCATCTGAATAAATTACTTTGAATGTATCTTTGGTTTCAACATCTATTTTATTTTGACCTATTGTATTTATAAAACAACAACTAAATGCTGGTGCATTTTTACCTTTAGCATACTTACATAATCTTTTAACTGAAACATCAATATTATTCTTAGTAAAATAATAAGTACAACCTTTCGTTATTAATTCGTCGGATGAATACCCAATAACTGGATTATTAGATTCAAAAAATTCATTAGCCGCAATAAAATTACTATCATCTACTTTCTTCAATTCCGTTAATCTTAATCTATCAGCTTTAAACCAATTTGAAAGTTCTATCATCTTTTCAACGGCAATTGGTTTTTCTTCGTCATTATAACTATTATTAAACGTTGAATTAATCGAAAACATAAATTTTCTATTAATTAAAGAATTTTTAATTTCTTCAAATGAAATATTTCTTCCTAATATTTCACTATGTTTATTCTCATTAAAATGATGTATTGAAACCTGTAATTCATCTATTAAATCATTCAATATATTAACCCTTTCAGGTGTTAATAATGAACCATTTGTATTTAAAACAATTCTATCTTTATACGGTCTTATTTTTTTTAATAAGTTCAATAACATCATAAAAATTTAAGAATGGTTCACCTCCAGTTATTATAACTGTTTTATAATCAATATATAAAATTGCCTCATCTGATATTTTTTCAATATTAATATTATTTGTTTTATAACCGCCTTTATCAACGCAAAACGAACAACTACAATTACAAGTATTATTAATTTTAATAGATAACATTTTAGTAGCATCTTTACTACATAAATTTTCTTTGTGAGGTATTAATTTCATATTCTATAATTTTCTTATTTGTAATAGTAAATCATTAACAAATTCTCCATCACAAATATCTGGAAGATTTGAATTTTGATATAATTCATCTAACCTCTTAACATCAAGTTCAGCCTTATCTAGGACTTCATCTAATGATAATTCACCTCTTCTTATTGATAATAGGAATTCAGCATTAGGTCTTTTAACATTGAATGTACCGGTTTCAGCGATTTCAATTGCCATATCTAATAGTCTTCTGCAATGCATTAAGTTTTTACCGTCAATTTTTTGATTATGGTTTTTAACCTCGGTATATTTAGCAATATTTCTATTTTCTAACCATTCTTGATATTCTTTATAATCTTTACAATGGGTTGAATAACCTTCCATATTGAAATTAATCATAGTTAATGGTTCCAAAAATATTGGTATGGATGATAATCTAGGTTCGTTACTATTTTCTAGAAATATACCTTTAAATTTAAATTCATTATCCTCTGAACTATCATAATATAATGCATAACTATTTTTAAAATGATTAAGTTTAACTAAACCACATTTTTCTTGTTCAAGTCCGTAATCTTCTAAATATTTACTTAATGGCATGGTTTTACCGTCTACATATGCATGGGTGAAATCAATAGGGGTTTTTCTTGAAACCCTATCCATTTCCCAGTTTTGTTTTTTATCCAAACATCTAGCTTTTTTGATTTGAGCTAATGCATAACCACCAAATGAGTCTCGACATTTTTTAGTTAAGAATTTTTCTCTATGTTTAACCATCAATTGATATTGTGGTGATGTTTGTAATATACATTCTTCAGGGGCAAAGATGAGTTCTAACATTCCGGGATTTGCTGTTTGAAGCAATTGAATGAATCTTCTTACCTCATAATAACATTCATCTTTAGTTACATCAATTTGTTCTTTATAATTAAACGTTATTAAATCATCAATGCTCTGCATGTAAATACCTTTAATATCAACATCGGATGTTGCGATATTTGTACCATATGATTGGCTACCAACTATGGTTTTAAAAATCAAGTTCTCTTTCATTATTTTATTTTTACTTCTTTAATTAAATGTTCTCTTGTATTTAACTCATCTTTTATATTGGTTAATAATGCAATATCTTTAATAAACAAATCGTTATTACTACAATAGCCAATTGTCCAACCAATTACATTTTCACCGTTTTCATCTACTACTGGGTCATTGCCATTCATAATAGTACCATGTTCGTATAGTGATAAACACGTTTTTCTGTGACTTCTATAATATGCTAATAATCGTTTAGTCGTTAATTTCTTTAAATCCATATTTATTCTCTTTGATAATCAAATTCACAAGTTTTAATAACTTGTTTAAGGTTATCTAATGTGTCAGCAAAGATAAGAAAACCATGTTTTTTAAGATTTATTTTGCCATATGCTTTGTCACACATAAAACCATCAACCTCATCAACTTCTCTCATATCACCACATACATAATATTCATTAGTTGTTGGGCAATCTTTAATGAATGCGTGACCATGAATCATATAATTAACATCTTGATGCATATTATATAACATAACCTGAATTGGTGTATCTACTGAAGGTTTATTGACACCACTATAAAATATTTTACCTAATTGTTGGTCAGGTACATCGAACCAAGCTAATATCATATCTTCTGGTGTTAATGATTCTTTATTAGAATTTCTTGGTGAAACAAAAACATAATCATATTCAACTTTCATAGCCGGAAATAATTTTTGACATCTAGTTGAAATATTGCCAAAAAATCTAGTCCCACATGACGTTTGAATGAATTCAGTTAAAGATTTATTAACTTCAATAAATTCAACCAAGTCGTTATTTCGTTCTATACCTTCAATGTCTTGTCTTTCACTATTTATCCTCCAAGCCTCATTTGTGAAAGCGTAAAACTCTTTAATTGAATTACATAATTCAGAAATTTCACTACCGGTATACCAAGTATTACCAAGCGCATCTATTAGTTCAAAAACAAATTTTTCACCCGGATATATAGCGATAACAGCATTACCACGCATTTTGAATATCCTAGATACCGCTTCAGCTCTTAAATAACCTTCACGCATTACCTTAGAACAAATAAGGACATTACCATTAGACTTTTTAGGGTATTGTTTTGGGGTTTCATTTGTTATATTTGGCATCCAAATAATCAAATCCATATTCATTTCATGTGGTAAAGATTCTAAAGTACCACCATTTATAGTTTCAACTTCTTCGAATTCATAACCTATCTTAGTTACTACCGATGATGCTTTAGATTCATCACCAAAATTTCCACCAACTATTAATGTTTTCATATTATATGTTTTTAATTATTACTTCGCAAAGATAACGTAAAAAAACGAGACTTGCAAATAAATCTCGTTTTTATTATTATGATTCTGAATAAACTACTATTGGTATATCTAATATTACCAAGTTACGCTTATCTAATTCAGTTATTATTTCATTTATTTTTTTATGGGGTAGATGTTGAACCTTAATTTCCCACCGTTCATATAAACACCATTCATTTTCAGTACCAACTAAATTAGGGTATAATTTCTTTGAATCATGATATTCTAACCACATATTAACACCGGCTAAATCAAAATTTTCTTTAATATACTTTAAAAAAGACTCTAAAATTTTGTGACGTGCATCATGTGATATCTCGGTATCTTCTACGTAGATATATGTTTCCTGTATTTCACCTTCTTCTAAATAATCATCCTCATAAAAATCATCCCAAATATTAATTGGTATTGGTTCCATTTTATCCATAGTCTTAAAATTGTGGTTCATGATGAACCGGTTTTGGGTATACTCGTTTTTTATGTTTTATCTTTAGGTTATCCGGTAAATAATCACCAAATTCCCAAATCATATTTGTCTTAGCTAAAATATGATAATTATCATTAATATCAAAATCTTTAGCTAAAATATTCCAATTGACACCTTTAGTCATACCCTTATTAACTGAACTAACTTTAGTCCAATCAGTAATACTTATTTTAGCCATATTGAACATCTCATCCAATTGTTGATTCGTTATAATTTCAGCTATTTTTCTTGCGTCTTGCTTATTCATACCCCATTTTCTTTAATTAATGTACTTAATTTCTTAAAATCACTATTTATTTTAAGTAATAAGTCAACCTCATCTTTTTTTAATAGATGTGATTTACTTAAAACACTATTACAGCTTATTCTACTATTAATGGATGCGTATAATTGTTTTCTATACATAAAATATATAAAACCGTTAGTATTCATATTATAATTTCATTTTAATAAAAGTATAATTACTATGTATTAAATCGATTACATTAACACCACAGAAAACGAATATTATAGTCCAAATAATAGTGAACATTATTACAACGAATAGGTATATTAAAATACCCAATTCTTCTTTACAACTTCTAGGTGCTAATATATACATTAATGCACATATCAAAAACCAAGTTATTAAATCTAATGCATGAAAATCCATAATTATCCCGGTATTTCGTCAAATTTAAACTCTGTTAACATATTATCAGCTTTGGTGAATACCATCAATTTTTCAAATGCTGGTAAAGATTTAAGTATTTCTACTTTATTCTTCTTCATTTCATCAATTTTCTTCATTCTCATATGATTTAATACAATACTTTCAACCATATCAACATCTGCACCCATGTTTTTAATGAATTCAACATCTCGCTGAACAATTTTAGTACCCATTTGTTCATGACCAAAGGCCCTGAATTTACCGGTTTTCTCTAATGTTTTTTCGGCTGCCGTTAATTTACAAATATCATGATATAAAGCAGCCATAATTAAATCAATATCACCGGTGGTAATTAACCTATCAGTAACAATCTTAATATGTTCATACACATTAGATTCAGGATGATATAAGCTGTTTTCTTCGTAAGTTTTAAGACGTTCTAATTCATCTTTAATCTCTTGCGGCGCTAATAATACCAATTCTTCAAATGTTTTAAATTTCATAATATTCCTTATATAAATCCATAAAATTATCCTTACAATATATTGCGGTAGCTACATCTTTTAAATAAAGGGCCGATGGAACATCCATATTCATATAAAAAGAATAAGTACCACCGAAAACAAACGAACCATTTTTAAAGTAAAACCAATTGTAACATTTAGTTTGGTTATCATCGTTAAAATCAGGTTTCCAACCATCATTTAAAGCCTCAGATAATAATTTTATATACCTATATGCTATTTCTCGTTTTGTTAATCTTAAACAAGAATTATGGAAACTTTCTATAGTAATACCATGGTACTCCAATATATCAGACTTACTTTTAATATTAAATGGTGATTTAACACATTTAAACTCACTTTCTAATAACGTTTTAATTTTAGTGAATAAATTTTCATTAAATGAAACCGTCTCACCGTTAATTGTTATATCTATTTTAATATTTTCCATAATTATAATATTTTAAATTATTACTTTACAAATATATAAATAATATTTGACATATACAATTATATATTAAACATTTTTCTTAATTTTAACCAATTTAAATATGGTCTACCATTTTCAGGTTGAATAAGTGGCGCTCCGTAGGCTGCATCATCAACATATAGATTACTATAACATTTTTTACTGTCGGTCCAGAATTTCTGAGTAGGGTTTTCATTAACCGCATATAATTTGACACCATTTTCAGTTAGATAATCAATAGCTTCCTGTAAACAGTCTCTTTTTATCTCTATTATTTCACCAGATTCATTCTTAATTTTCTGAATGACTGGTCTATGACCTCTCATTGTTAATAATATTATCTTATGACCCAAACCATTTAATTCTCTTAATGTTTCTAACGCATATGGTACCGGTGAACCTATCTCAGGGTATTCATGTGTAGTGATGGTGCCGTCAAAATCACATGAAATGTAAAGCTTATCATTCATTTGTTAATCCTTTTTTAATTATGTTATGTATATATTCGGAATGTTTCATATTATTTTCATTCGCATAACCTAAAGATAAATGCAAACCCCAATGTGGTCTACCTAAACCTAATTCTTGACGTATAAATATTATATTTTTATACCTGTTATATAAATAAATTTACCTCTATTCTCTATATTACCTATTTGTTGAAAGCCTATTTCAGTTATTAATTTAGTTAAACCAATAATATCCTCTGGAGTTTCATAATATTTGCTTGGTTCAGCAATATAAATGATTCCTTTAGGTTTTAACACCCTATAAGATTCTTTAATATAATCTTTATAGTTAGTTCCCCATAAGGATAATGAAAATATAGCTACGTCTACCGATTCATCATTTACATAGTTAGATATATCTGACATATCACAAGCAATTACATCTTTATCACAAGCTATATGGTCAATTGATATTACTTTATTATTTGGTATACAATCTTTAAATTTATACCAAGATATGATAAAGAATGATGTAATTTAGGACATTCTTCAATCGTAAAATATGGGTGTAATTTTCTATCTTTATTCATTTATTAAAATCTTGGTAATTCATCTAAATTATCTCTTGAATCATCATTTGGATTAGTGGTTATAAATTTACCTTTCTTATGTATTCTAGAGCCTTTTTTCTTATTAACCAAAGTATAATATTCATTATTATTTAAATCGTTATATAGCGATTCTCTTGTTATTTCAACACTATTATTTAATTTAAGTGTTACAATTGTACCATTTATTTCATTTACTGATTTTACGTATTTTTCCATTTTATATTTTTAAAGGAGGATTATTATTTATATCAAAGATACTATAATTTTTTCGTTATGTCAAGTATTTTTTCGAGTATTTTTAAAAATACTATTTATTTTTCAATAATAATTGAATATATTTATTTCTATGAAAGATACTACTAAAATTAATATTACACTACCAACAAACCTATTATCCAAAATAGAAACCGGTAATTACAATCGTAATAAACTTATTATCGATTTATTTAAAAAATACATTGATAATAAACAAAAATAATTACGGTTTTATGACCGTTTTTATATTTTCTGGATATTTATAATAAAGAAATAAATTTATTATGGGAAGAAAGAAATTAATAGAAAAGAAACAAACGGTAAGTATCCGTATACCAAATGACTTATTACATCATTTAGATGGTATAGAAAATAAGTCAAAATTCTTTGAATGGTTATTACAAGAACATTTTAATACAGTAAAATAATTATGAAATATACTACTGAAGAAGAACGAAAAGAGGCAAGACGATTATCAATTAATAAGTATAATGATAAAGCTAAGGTATTAAAAAAACTACATTATGAAAATAATAAAGACATGTATAAAGAAAAGAGTCGGGAATATTATTTAAATAATAAAGAAGAAATTAAAGAACGAACTAAAAAATATTCTAATGATAATAAAGACCAAATTAAAGAAAATAAACATCGTTATTACACCGAAAATTTAGAAATGTTTAAATATAAGTGTCGTGAGTGGTATGAAAAAAATAAAGATAATAAATTAAAATATGATAAAAATTATCGAAAAGAAAATAGAGAGTTAATTACAGCGAAAAAATTAATTTATAAAAAAAACCGTATGTTAAACGACCCCAAATATAAATTAAGTTATAGTATTAGACGTACGATAAGTGATTCTATCAGACGATTCAATTATACTAAAAAATCAAAAACATTTGAAATACTCGGTTGTTCATTCGAAGAATTTAAATTACACTTAGAATCTAAATTTGAACATTGGATGTCATGGGATAATTATGGTAATCCTAAAGATGGTGTGTATGAAATAAACAAAACATGGGATATTGACCATATAATACCACTTGCAACAGTTAAAACTGAGGAAGATGTTATTAAACTAAATCACTATACTAATCTTCAACCTTTATGTAGCTATACTAATAGATTTATTAAGAAAGATATTATTAGTTAATTATTAAACCTTTTGTTATTAATTTATGAATATAGTTTGAATGGTCAATATGTTTTTCGTTAGCGTACCCTACCGTAAGGTGAAATGGGAAAAATGGTTTATTTAAACCCAATTCTTCACGAATTGTATTTAATTCATTTAAGTCATTATCTATTACATTTAACCACCAATGTTCACCAGATGTTCTAACATCTATATTAATATATAATTCAATCTCTTTACCACCCCATTTTGATTTAACTTCATCCCATTTATCGTTCATATCAGATACTTTATCTGATATTATTGTAACATGTGAATTTCTTAATGGTTTATTTAGTATAACCCTATACTTTTTTTTAAGTAACCAAGAATAATATTCACATATATCACCATCAATTACAACCATAGCGACTTTCTTCCAAGAAGCCTGAGCTTTTTGTTTATTAGTATAATCTATTGGGTCAAATAATATCCTCCCCTTTTGTTTTATTGTTGTTATCATAATCTAATTTTATTACTGGGAAATCATTAAAGTTTAACGATTTCGGCTCATTTTCCCATTCAAAGTTAACACACATTTGTTGATTGTTATCTAATCTTGTTAAAAGATTAGCGTGACCATTAAAACCATTTAGCGTTAAATAAGTAGGTCTACTATACCTTGCTTCATCTTAAGCCCAAAAGGGTATTGTCTCTTTATATTTAAACCAAGAATCTTTTATCGACCTATCTTTAAAATATTCCCTTATTAGATGCTTACTTTTAAACTCATTAGCCCCAAATACGGTAATGATATCATCTAACATTTCTTTACCACTTAATTCTGAAAATGGCTTATTATAATGTATTTTAATATAATTATTAACTAAATTATGTTCCTTTTTATGTGACATAGTTCTTAAGGTATATAACGTCTATCATTTTCATTACGAGTACGTGCTCTATTAAATAATGCTAATATTCTATCGTGCTAGTCACGATGTTCATCATCCAACACCGCATTAGTGCTACATTCATCATCCGGTTCTGCATTACCCATAAAACCATCATCATCTTCACATTCATCATATGATGCTCTTTCATCTGATAAAAACCATGAATCTTATATTTTATAACATTTACTAAACCATTGCCTAATAATATGTTTTGAAAATTGTTCATTATAACCAAATACAGCTATAATATCTTCTAACATAGCGACACCATTTAATTGGTCCAATGGTTTAGTCCAATGTCTAGTAAGATATCTATATTCTAATTTATTTGGATTTTTCATTAATCTAAATTATTCATAAAATATGTTATACTAGCATTATAATCTAAATTTGGACCTTCAGCTAAATCAATACCCATTACACACCCACCATTATTATGATTTATTTCACCTAAACGCATTAAATTATTAATTATATTTCTATCAATATCATTACTTACAATCCTACCTAATTCAGCTTCCATATCAATATTATAGTACATAGCTAAATCTTGATACATTATAATATCCGGGTTTATGAACCAATCATCGGTTAATAAAAACTCACTAAAATACCCACGTATAACTAATTTAGCCTCATCGTCTGAATAATTGAATACGTTAATAATATCCCCAATTATTTTATGACCTTTAATATCTTTAAAACATTCACTGTAATGTCTAGCAATATATAAGAAAACAATCTCAGTTTCTATATCTAAAAAATAATCTTCATACATATCATAAAGATACAGTATGAAGATTAATATTTCAACATTTTAGTTAACTATTTATCGAAGTTTGATAGAATTTTTTAATCTTGCTTCCATTCTAGATAAACTTTCTTCAGGAACATTATGGGTATCTTTACCACCATGCCAATTTTCAACTACTAAATGAAATACTGAATAACCATACTTTTCAGCCATATCAGCATAAGGTTGCCACTCCTTTTTACTTGTGTTAGTATTAGCTACTATAACAGTTGAAGACTCCATTCTCATTAATTGGTCACATTTATCTTGACACATTCTATGAGCGTAACCTTGATTTTCAAGTGTCCATTTATATTCACCGTCAACCATATGGTAATCATCAGCACAACATATTATTGAACTATTAGGGTCAATAAATTTTGAAATATATTCGGCAACAGTTGTTTTACCACACCCAAGTTAAGGGATGCCTTTTAAAATAAAAAGGCATCTATTAGTTTTTAATTGTTTCATATTCTTTAAATTTTAATTCATATTTATTCGTAAATTTAATTAATTGTGTATAATACAAATTTTTAATTTCTTCTTTCGTTAAACAACCAATATCCCGTATTTTATAAGTAAATCCATTATCAATACAATATTTAATACTAAAATTTATTTTTAGCACCGGAAATTGATTTTAAAATTATAAGTACCCTTTCCACTTTATTTACTAAATTTAACTATATTACTAGCTTTCATATGGTAATTATAAACTTTTTCTATTTCCTTTGTTATTAATGGTCTATTTGGTTGTTCAAACATAATACCACTACATTTAGATAATTTTTCCATCATTCTGTTAGTGTCATAATTTTCGTTATAAAAACATGTTGCTAAGGTAGTGAAAAATCTATCTGTTTTAGCGAATGGAATATATTTTACAACATCTTTCCAATGTTCACATAATTCATTTGGGTTTCTTTTTTCACTTATTTTATAAGTACCCCTTTTTAAATGTTCATTATATAAATTTTGACATGAACATACTGAAACTATACTTGATAATGGGGCTCCATATTTTTTATTAGCCTCAAGTACCTTAATATAATCTATATGACCCATTTTAGCAAAATGTTCAACATATTCCCTACCAGCCCAATTTTTTGATGCATTATTTAATATTGGAGCATCTTCAATATTAGCTTCTTCACTAACAACAAAATGGATAGGTAAACCCAATGTCTTACAAGCCATATATCTATTTTGACCATCAATTATTAATAAATCACCATTTTCCATTACAACTACCATAATTGGATTATAAGCTGTAAAATCACCCTTTTTAATACTTTCAATTATTTTCTTGAAATGTTTTGGTGTACGATTTAAACCAGAGAATTTAAATTTATTATAATCCATAGTTTTGTATATAATAATATCACTTTTTATTACGCTATTATTTTTATTTGAATCTTCTTCGTTAATTATGTTTTTCATTTCTTTTATTTTTAAATTAATACTTGTTTATAATAAAATTGGGGATGTTTTAAGTCCCCAATCATTTTTATTCTGTTATATTTGTTTTAACTTTTGGAACCCAAACTTTATATATAAAGAATGAACCAATTATTATTACACCAATTTTGATTAACCAAGCATAACTACTTATACCGGATTGAGTTTTTAATGTGTAATACACATCTGAATTAACTTGTTGAGCAGCAACCTGAGCGTAATTTTGGTCAACTGCGTAGCTACAGTTATTTAATATTATATTAACCCCAATAAATAACCCTATAATTAATAGGGTTAAAAATATTTTACTTTTCATACTATTTTTTAGTTTTAGCTTGAGCACTTTGAGCAGCTACACCTTTTAAACCATATAAATCAAGTATTGACATATTACCTCCAATTGTACTTGGAACCGGAATTTTACCACTTCTAATACCGTCAGCAATTGCATTCTTAATATTTATATCAGCATCTAATTGTTTTTGGTCCGTAATTGCGTTCTTAGCAAGTGCAAAATTATTAGCTGCTTTAACTGAATTAAGTGCCTCTGTTACTTTAGATTCTGATGTGAATTTAGCGTTTATAGCGTCTTGAATTGTTTGGTCGATATATCCAAATTGTCCAGCAGCACCAATATTCATTATTTTAACACCTAAAGTTGCAAAATGTTCAGTGACTTGTTTACGCATACCTTCATAAATATCTTTTCTATCATTTTGACATTGAGATAAACCTCTAATACCAAATTCAGTTGTTAGAATATTTTGAACATAACCACGTACATCGTTATCCATTACTTGTTCTAGTGTTCTAGTATTATAATTATATAAGAATTTTGAAGCCCATTCTTCGGGTATAGAAGCTGTTGCTGTAATACCTACTCGGAACCCAATACTTTCTTTACTTTCTACTTCTAATTCTTCACGTTTATTTGTATTAGTACCAGAACCAGCACCAGTCCATTCACGAGTTACCGGAGTTCTATCTACTGTTATGATTTTAATTGAAGGAATCCATTCACCATCTGTTTCCCATCTTCCAGTTTGATGCCATTGTGTAGTAATATATATACGTTTGTCAGCTACTTTCTTTTCATCCAAATACTTCTCAGAATTGAATTTTGCTTGACCTTCTTTATTACCAGATTCTAACGGAAATACATAAGCTGTTTGATTCGGTAGAATCTCGATGTACTTTTCCTCCTGATAAGGTTTTCTAAAACAACTTGTCATTGTAAATGACATTACTACTAGAGCAATTAAACTCATTAAACTTGTTACTTTTTTCATTTTTTTGTTTTTAAATTAATACTTAAAATATTTAATTGTTATAATTGAGCAGCAAAGATAAATATAATTTTTGATATACACAAGGGAAATTACATTTATTTTAAAAAAATTAATTGAATCTTCTAAAATCTTCTTTAAACATGACTTTATTATCCATATTAGCAACTAACCAATCATATATACAACCTTGCATATCTGGTGGAATTGGAAAACCACCCATATAAACTATATCAGCTACTATTTCAAATTCGGTACCACTAGGGAATTTAAAACTCGTTTTATTTATACTAGCATCTTGCTTTAATACTAATATTTTTTGTGTTATCTTTATCATAATTACTATTTATTTACTATTCTTACTTTTTATATTGGTAATGTAACAAGAATATTCACTATAAAATGGTGCTGAATATATAAATTCATCAAATTTATTATGATTCATTTTTAAACCATTTTTAGTTTTTTTTAAACCTTTTTTACTATATGACAAATTAATAGTTTGATAAAAATACTCCGTGGGTTTATTATAGCCATCAATTTTTAACTGCATAGCTAATTCTAAATTAATTGGTGAATCTATTTCCATTTTAATATTTTTATTTATTTATTATTTCACCGGTATTTCTACTGTATACATTAGTTATATCTTTATTTAAAACATCTTTTATCATAGCCCATGATTGCATAATATCTCTATCAACAGATGTTTTCCTATCCTTTGATTCTAGAATTCTAGCAACGATTCTGAATGTATCTTCAATTTGTTTTGCTTGATATTCATATATTTTTAACTCTTCCATTATATACCAGCTTTTTCATTTAATTTTTGCATAAACCAAGGTCTAGCTTTGTTTGATATTGCGCCACCAACTTCTTTTGGTTCTATACCATTGGCCATCATTGTATCCAATTCTTCTTTTACAATGTCACCATAAACCCATTTTAAGAAGAAAACTATGTTCTTTATTTCTAATTCAAGATTATTTTCTCTTAGTTTATCCAAACCTTGATTTAATCTATTTTCAGTTACTGTATTACTAACGAATTCAGAAATTGAATTAACTTTCTCTGTATTTACAGGTACTTTCTCACGAGTTTCAGAAATTTTATGACTTAAACCCTTAACTTTAAAGAAGAACCTACCATTTAACCATTCTTTATCGCATGGAATAAATACGCAACCTTCACCATTCATGGTAACATTAAACGTAATTTCATCATTTAATTCTAAAAGTACGTCTGATTCGGTGGTTCCAAATTCATTTAATTTTATCGTATATTCCATATTATTATTATTTATTTATTATTTATCTAAACATTGTATATTCCAACCATTAATTGATGAAATGCCTGATTTTTTTAAGTTGTTTCTAAATATTACCCAACCATCTTTATCTATATTATGCGGCCTTGGATACTGTAGACCCCTATATTTAAAAAATTTAATAAGGTTAAAAGTTTTATATTCATTACCATTAATATCAGTAATAACCCATCTTTTTGATGATATTCCACCTATTTCACCATTTTTAACTCTATAATCATCTTTATGAACCCTATAAATATTACCATTCCAATCTTTACCTGTCATAAAACCTAATCTCATTTTTGATAGTTTAGCTTTTAATTCATCAGTATGTTTAAAACCTTTATTTATATGTTTATATTCATTTTTACTATTTTTAAAAACATCCTTTGTTATTAAAAAACTTTTACCGGTTTTAATTTCAATAACTGGTACTAAGCCAACTGTGTGACCAGATAAATTAACATCATTATCAAATTCATACTTAGAGACCCTAACTTTCTCATTGGTTAATACGTTAATTGCCACAACTTCCTTAGTTCTACCACACATTGGATTGTCTTTTCCGTGTAAAGGTGGTAATTTATAACTCAAACCATTTTTATGTTGTTCCGATGTTCGCTTACCTATTATTTTCTTCTGTTCGTCACTTATTACCATACCAAAAAAACCGTTTATACAAGCAAAAGACTCATTAAAATATTCTTTTGATTTAACAACGTTACGTTCTATTTGTACCCTAAGTTCTTCTATTAAAGCATCCTTCCTAGTTCCATGATAACTTAAAATAGTAACGCTAAATAAATGTTTATTATTTTTACTTTCAAAATTAAAAATATCGAACCATTTTTTAGACCTTATACTACCTAAATAACCATTTTTGATTTTATTTTCACTAGTGGAACCGATATAATATTTTGGTAATTTATCACCACTATACGTAACCAAATAAACAACATATTCATTCATAATTAAACTTTTATTTATAAATATATGGGTATAGTATGAAATCGCAATTTATTTTAAAGAAAATTTAATATAATTAATACCTTTAGGATGTTCAATTCTTTTATTTTTAAAAATTTGTATTAATTCTTTTTTTATCGGTTTTACTAAATCGTTTTCATTTTTAAATGATATTTCACCGTTCTCATCTTCAAATGCTATATTATCAACCCAAACCGATTCACCAAATGCTTTAGCTACCGGACATTCTTTATCTATTTCATCAACTAATAAACCCATTTTATCAGCAGCTTCTTTTGGATTGTTAAAATCGATGGTTATATTATATACTGGGTAGTCTAATATGTTGAATATATTATGGTCAGGTAACTTAACATTCTTTAATATGTCGTCAGAAACCCATTCATCATTAATTTTAATACCGAAAATAACCATTCGTTTTGATAACTTGGCAATACCAACACCCGATTGTATTTTTTGCCCACACCACTCAGAATAAACTTTAATTATTGGTGAGTCAACTATTAATTCTTCTGGAATTAAGTTAAGTAACTCTAATACCGGTCTAGTATGAACAAATGCAGCAAAACCCATATTGTCTTTTTGAGGTGTTATTATATTTTCTCTTGATTGACAATAGAATTGATAAACATCTAACTCACTGTCTTTCACAAAAATAACACCTGAATTAGTTCCATGTAATTTTACGGTACCCCTATAATTTAATACTGGTAATGGTATAGTACTATCAAATAATGGTGAACCATTATAATCTTTACCTATATATCTCGTTCTATAGGTAACATCTTGTATTACATTCCTAAATTGTTGAATATCTGGGAATGAATAAAACGTATTTTCACTCATATTATTATTTTTAAATTTATACTAATAAATTATCAACCTCTAAATAACTTACACTAGGGGTGTGTTGTAATTCATATATTTTTATTATTTTATTTTTATCTTTTATAGCTTCCAATCTTTTATTTTTATTAATATTACTACCACTATCACCTTCATTAATTTCAACGTTAAAACAATTTTCTTTTAACGTTTTTGATATTAAATCAATTATAGTTGATTTACCACTGGCTAATGAACCACTTACTGTTATGATTATTTCATCATTTAAACTTTTATCTTTCATAAGTATATTTTTAATTAAAACAAATTATTTTAACAATTTTTCGATTTCATCCAATTCAAGTTGTCTTTTCATTTCAGGACTAACAAGCCCATCAAGACGTTTTTCCAAATTAGATAATTCATCTTGTTTAGTTTTAATCTGAATCTTACCTAGTCTTGTTTTTAAATCGGTTTTCCAATCTCCTACCGCATATCCGGATATTTTAAACTTATATTTAATACCTAGTTCATTAGCTGCTTCTTCATGAGCTTTATCAGCTAAAATTATTGAAGCATAAGCCTCAACAATTTTTTCTGGGTCTGATACAGTATGAAGATTTAAATTACCATTAGTAAATGGTAATGAACAATTTGTTATCCAATTTGGTCTATCCAATTTTTCTATTTCAGCTTTTTTAGTCTGAATTACATCAAACAATTTTTTAATTGTTTCATCTGCTTTATTTGTCATAATTTTATTTATATTTAAGTTTTTATTATTTAAAATATTCATTAATATTTATCTCGATTCCATTATTTAATATAAGATATAAATCCATAAAAGTCAAGTCTTTAAAACGTGTTAATGATATTATTTCACTTCTTTCATTATTAGGCAATGATACATAATTAAGTTTTCCACTGTTAAAATCAATTCTATATTTTTTAACAATTCTAAATCCTTTAAATGTGGAATTACCAGGCCTCCAAGTGTAATCATTTTGTAGATATATCTGAACTTGATAATATGTATTATCTTCACATATATAAGATACAGCGCTATAATAACTACCATCTTTAATAAGTTTATCCCCATCAATAGTACTTGGTTTACTAATACAATCTTTTATTATACTAAAGTATTTACTGTTTTGATATTCCTCTAATATATCTGAATAATTCTCAGCTACTTCAGTTGTTAAACGTTCACCTAATGTCGTAAAACCAGATTCTTGGTAAAAAATTTTACTTTTAACATCATAAAAAATATGTTTTGGTGATATATCTATCGTCTTACGATAAGTCCATATTTCACACCAATTATATCTACCTAAATACATGACATCAACCTGTTTTTTAGTTTTATATAAACAACCCGGTAATATATCAGTTTTAGTTACTTTTTTACTTTGTAAATCAGTGAATCCAGCCGAATTTTTATATTCTTTACAACCTACTGGTAGTAATACCAATTCTTTTCCAGACCAAGCATAAACAAACTCACCTTCTAAACCTTTACCCTTAATAGCGGATGTTTCTTGTAATATGAATAATAGATTTGGAATACTAATTTCAAATTCAAAATTTCTTGGGTCATAGACACGAACTTTTTCAATTCTTGCATCCCAACCATAACTTCTTCTAGCACCACCAACATCCTTATTTAATACAAATCCTTCGGTAGGTACATTATCAAATGCTTTAGCAGCATATTCTGGGCCACAAATGATATCTTCCCATTTACCAGTAATATCGTTTCTAATGTTTTTTTTATCACCTTCTTTCCATCGCCAGCTTTCCCATGAACCTTCTTTACGTAATTTACCTTTGTTATCCCAATATATAACATAACCTAACTTACCAGTGTAGGTATCGTTTCTTCCTTGTAACCCAACATTGATTTTTTGGGGTATAAATAATTGATTATCCATATAATATTTTAATTAAAAATCGTTTCAAATTCTTTTAACTCTTCTTCTGAAATATCGTCATATTCACCATCCGAAGCACGGTCGCTGAATGTATTTATAAAAGAATAGTTATATTCATGCCCACTTGGAAATCCACTTAAAAAATGTAATATTAATTTTGGGTCTTCTATTATTTTAATGTCACTTTCATCTAAGGTATTATATACTTCAGAATGTTTACCATCTATCTCACCAAAGTAAATTGTTTTACCTAACATAAATTTTTTAACGATTTCTATTTTTTCGATTGGTAATACTATTTGTTCTCTAATACCTTCCCAGAAACCTCGCCAACCACTCCATTCTAGTATTAATAATAAAAGTTTTTCTTCTTTTATTCTTTTAATCTGACAATTTTAAGTTATTTCGCATAATGAGATGAATTCACCATCTATTATAATACCATTTTTTTCGTATTGTATATTCATATTATTTTTTTATATGTTATTATTTCATTTAATTCGATTTCAGTATCTTTAGATAAAAGCGTAAAAACTTTATCCTCAATATTATTTTTAACTTCGTTAATATCGTAGTTACATTTAACTTTAAATCCATTTTCAATTAATGCTTTTTCTATTATTTCTTGAATCGTGGTTTTACCTGATGCTGAACGACCAATAATATTAACAATAATTTGGTTACTCTTTAAATTAATACTTTCACTTTTCATATATTCTATTTTGTTAATCCCTTACACATGTTTTCAATAGCTAATATTTCTTCATAAGAATCGGCAACCGTTTTATCGGTCCTAAATTTGTTTTTACCTAATCTTGGATGTAAAAGAGAGTGTTTACCCTTACTATTAGTAATACCACAAGACTTAACATCAACTATAGTACCTAACAATTCTTCTTGTCTAACTGTTACATCGACCATTGTCTTCTCATCCATACCACAAGGTTCGGCTGTTAATAACCCATCACTAGATTTACATTGTAATGAGGCAATAACGAATTCATTTTTTTTACCTTTTTCACCATAGTTAAAACCAACTATCTCTAAATCAACATCCATATCTAATTTCATTTTAACTTGGTTGGGTTTTTTACCATCTCTCCATAATCCATTTATGGTTTTAATAACACAACCTTCTAAACCACGGTCTAAGCAATGTTGGAAATATCTCAACGCATCTTCAAATGAAGTTAATACGACCGTTTCAACAACCCTAACCATAGTTAAGTTATATTCTTTAATTAAGTTAGTTACCTTACTCAAACGTTCATTATACGGTGTATCAGATGATTTATTGTAGTATTCATATGGTGTAATAATATCCCATACAGTATAAGCAATTTTATTTAAAGCTTCATCATAATCATATTTATGTTTCTTTTTAAATTCAATTTTCTTTTTATTGGTTTCTTCTTCAGTTCTCTCATCAATTTTCTTGGCAATATCGATTAATGAACTCATAATACCATTAGCAGTTAAACGATTTTCTTCACCATCAATAGTGAACTCACCATTTAAAACACAATCAGGTAATTTAGATAATTCAAGTAAAAATTTAGCACCGGTTAATATTATAGGTTCACCTTGACGAGATTCACCATAAACATCACCATTACGTATAATTTCAGCACCATATTGGCCGTCCATCTTGATTTGGCCATAACAACTATTACCATTATCAAATAACTTACTTACAATCTCTTTTTTATAACTGAGACACCCCATATAAGGGGTTTCCTCAAAAAGGTCTGGTATTACTTTATTGATGTTACCACCCATCTTAATTTTGAGGTCCTTACCTATAATTCTTTCAATTACGTAAGCATCATCAGATGATAAATGACTTAAAATAGTACCTAAATGGTCTGAAGCATCTTTACCGGTAACTTCTCTACTTGAGAGTGCTGTAAATTGATTTAAAGCTTCTTCTAATGTATCTTCACCCGAAACTTTAGTGTATTCAGGTATTTGTTTAATATAGAATTTAACCCTACCTGAATTAGCCAAATATAAAACTCTTTTTAATAATTCATTATCTTTATATTTACCTAAGATAACCATTTTTTGTTTTGTGCTACTCTCGTTTGCGATTTCATCCAATATTGTCTTTATATTCATATATTTATTTTCCATATGAATCCATCCATTTTCTAACGTGCCATAACATACCACACCCTGCTCCCACACTGTCTTGTCCGGCCGGGTCAAATACTCTTACATTATATCCATCATCAATAAAGTTATTCATGACTTCATTAATAACATCTAAGTTTCTATAACCAGCATCTTTCATTGTTTCATCGGCCGAGCATATAACACTAAATGTAAAATTGAATACTGAAGGTGAGAATAGGTCTTTTAATCGATTAATTTCACCATCTGATATATTTGTACCATCTATACAATAATTGAGGTACACTGGTCTATTTGTGACACTATTCCAGTATGTACCATAGTCACGTATTTCTCTAAGTGTTAATTTATTTTTAAACGGTATCAAAAAATTTCTTTTTTCTTCGTATGCTTGATGAATACTGAATTGTAGACCAACTTTATCAATCTCTTCACTTAATGCACATAATCTACTTAAAACATTATTATTATTAATACCGACAGTTGATAATAATAATTGTGCGTTAGGATATATAAAATTTAACTTTCTAAAAGATTCTTCAACCGCTTCAAAATTTAACATATTTTCACCCATACTCATCGTCATAATTTGAAATTTTTCACAACGACTGTTTAACGATGGGATATTATTATTTATTTGAATATCATTAACAATATCAGTAATTTGAAACATAATTTCATCACTGGTTAAATTCCTAATAAATTTTTTACCAGTTCCACAGAATGAACAACCTACTGGACAACCACTTTGAACCGAGCAACATATTACAGTTCGTTTCTCAAATGATTCGTATTTGTATAAAACTGCTTCTACAATAGCATTTTCAAATTCGTAAACATATTTCCATACATTACCTTCTGGACTAGGATAAATGTCTTTTTTAATTAATTGCATATTAATATTTTTATTTAGTTTACAAAGATATAAAATATTTTTAATACATGCAAGATATTTATAATAAAAAGTTATTATGAAGAAGATATTATTTTTATTACTATTATTACCAACTTTATTGTTTGGTCAAACCGTCGATACAATTATTAAAACACCGATATACACTAGTTATTTCAGTTATTCAGTTAAAGAACCTTTATACGTTACTGGTACTATATATAAAGTTGGTGGTAATTTACCTAGAACTGGTTTAACGTTTAAAACTGGTGGTTTGAAATATTCAGCAACCGCATCTGATTATTCACATAATGGTTATGATGAAGGACATATGTTCACAAATACTGATAATGCAACTGAACAAGAAGTGACATTACCAGAACTTTTATTAAAATTAAACTATAAAAATAACATAACAAATTTATTAAAATAAAAATATGCAAATGTCAAGCAATTTCACATTAGATGAGTTAATACACAGTAATACAGCGGTGGCTCATAATATACCTAATGTACCAGATAATGATACAATCAATAATTTAAAAGCATTAGTAGAAAATGTATTACAACCATTACGTGACTTAATAGGTCCAATTCATATAGATTGCGCTTATAGATGTCCTGAAGTTAATAAATTGGTTGGTGGTGCTCCTACATCTCAACATCAATATGGGCAAGCAGCTGATATTAGTAATGGTCCAACTAATAATAAATTGATATATGATACAATCATAGCACATCTACCATTTGACCAAGTAATAGTTGAAGGTGGTACATTTGAAGAACCAGCATGGATACATGTTAGTTTCTCAACAACTCATAATAGAAAACAAAAATTATCACATGTACACGGCCAAGCCGGTTATGTACCAATAGTATAACAAAAAAGGGACTTTTAAAGTCCCTTTTTTATTTACTTTAGTTTAATAACCATTATATTTATATCATGACACCCGAAGAACTTAAAATATATAAAAGAAATTGGTATTTAGCTAACGAAGATAGGCTAAAAACAAAAAAAACTTGATAATTCAGAATATTTAAAACTAAAACGAAAAGAACGTTATGACGCTAATGCCGATGAAATCAGACGTAAAAGACGTGAATATTATTATAAAAATAAAGAGCTTGAAGCTAATCGTAGTAAATCTTACCATGAACTTAATCGTGACAAAAATTTAGCTGTTAAAAAGAAATATAGGGAAAACAATAAAGAAAAAATAGCTAAATCTAAAAAGGAATGGGATATTTACCATAGAGAGCATGTTTGTGATTATGTTAAAAATAAAAGACTTACAAATCCGAAATATAAATTAAAACAAAACATAGGTAGTAGAATTCGGGAGTGTATTATTAATAATGGTTATCAAAAAAAATCTAAAACATGTGATATACTTGGTTGTTCAATCGAAGAATTTAAATTATACTTAGAATCTAAATTTGAAGATTGGATGAACTGGGATAATTATGGTAATCCTAAAGATGGTATCTACGAAATTAATAAGACATGGGATATCGACCACATTAAACCAATAACCACAGGAAAGACTGAAGAGGATATACTTAAATTAAACCATTATACCAATCTTCAGCCTTTATGTAGTTATACAAATCGTTTTATAAAAAGAAATAATTTCTAATTTAATATTTTATAAAGTTTCTTATTATCAAAAACCATTAGATACTCTTTTACCGACTTAATTTTATTATCATATAAAGAAAAAAATAAACCAGTAAATATACTTAAATCACTTATATTTGATGTATTAATTATAATATCAGCAATTATTTTACGATTGATTGATTTATCATTTACTGGATATTCTTCAATAATTCTATTAAAAATTTCAAACCAAGTATATTGTAATTTATCTGTCAATATATCATATTTACATTTCAAGTTTATTATATCATCTTTCTTATCTGGAAAAGTAGCTATAAATTCCTCTATTTCATTAGATTTTATAATATCTAATATATGATGTGTAGCTGTTTTACTTCTTAAAAAATGTGCAGCCACATATGCTGGATTCTTAATCTTAACTCTATTAAAATTACCATCCACTATAACATAACCTTCTTCAGAAAATGGCATACCCTCAAATTTATTCTTTATTTCATCTAATGTAGATACATTCATACTCACATACCCAATTAATTCAATACCTAATATTAAGGAATATTGTGATAATTCTTCATATGGTATTTCTGATAGGGTAATTCTATTTCGAATAGTTAATAAGGTAATACTATATGTTACGTGTGGTGTAACAATTATATTTTTAGGGGTACATAATTCAAAAACATAAATTAAATCTTTATCTAATCTATTAATATCAAATTTAGCTGTGTACCAAAATAATTCACTAAATGTCATACTATCAGAATTAACATTACCCTCACCATTTGGTGTACCACTAGTTCCAGAACACCAAACATTTAGATACCAATCCCAATATAATTGTATTAATGTACCGTCTTTTTTTATGAGACATTTGGCAGTATTTAAATCAATATTAGCTGCGTGACCCTCACCATAATTGAAAAATTTAATAAAAGCTAATGACATTACTTTCCAAGTGTCACGTTCTAAAATTAAACCACGACATTCTCTCGTTTCTTGAAAAGCCATTGGTGATTCTAACATATCATACTTTAAAAGAATCTTATTCTCACATACATTAGTTTTAAGCTTAAAGTCGTTAATAGCCTTTGCTAAACCATGTTCTTTTATATATTTTACTATTGCTAATTCCATTTTATTTTTTTATATTATTAATGAATAAAAATTTAGGTACGAATACATCAAGGTCAATAATTCTGACATATCTGGCATCACATACATTTGAAGGTCCAAATATCATCATTCGTTCTTCTTTTATTGTAAACCCAGAACCTTCTTGCATAACTTCCATCACCATTTTGGTTCCGGTATCTATATTCGTTATATGCTCTAAATACCCTTCATTATATGTTAGCATTACATTAGTATCTAACAGTTTTATTCTTACTTCCATTTTATTTATTTTAAATTAATATCTTACAAATATATAACTAATAATCCATATTACCAAATTTATAACATATAATATTCCTTATATAAATCAAAGAAATTATCCTTACAATATATAGCTAATTCTTCATTTTTAAAATAAAGGGCCGATGGAACATGCATATCCCCATAACGACAATAAGTATAAGTAGTACAATAGAAAACAAACTCACCATTTTTAATACTAAAATAGTTGTAGCATTTATTTTGATTAGGGTTAGTGAAATTAGGTTTCCAACCTTCGTTTAAAGCTTCAATTATAATTGTTAGTTTTTCGTATGGCGTTCTATTAATAATAGGTATACCCAATTCATTACAAGCCGTTTCATATGAAGTAATTCGATATAAAATTGATATATCACTTCTAATTCTTTTTACCTCTTTTTTAATTATATTTTCTATATTACTATCATAAAAAAAATCCAAATCTTCTGTCATAAACTATTTTATTTTAATACTTTTTAATATATATAATCATTGGTAATTTCTTGAAAACGAATTTTAATACTTCACATAACCATAATTCAAAATTATGATTCTCACTGGTTAATTGGTACCAACCACCATTATATTCTTCTCTTACGAAATGTAGTTCCATATCATGGTCAAAAGATTCTAATTTAACTTCTAATTCTACTGAATTATCAGGTTTATTTCCAAGTAATATATCTAAAAGAATATCAGCACCGGCAGTCATTAATAAGTCTTCATGTGAACCATCCCATTCAGGTAATACCACATACCACTTGTAATTATTATCTCGTTCAAACCTAATTTTACTCATAAAATTATTTTTAATTTTTGTGGTGCTGGTTGCACATTTGGACGTGGGGTTAAAATTTTACGTATATAACCGTATTTAGGTGTATATGCAACATAATACTCTTTTTTAACATAACCAACTATAACTCTATTTTTTCCTCCAAATAATCCAATAATATACTTTAAAATGTTCATTTTTTTATATTATTAATAATTTTATTTATTTCAGCTAAACATTCCATTTGAGTGTGATGTGGTTGATAATTATTACTACCTACTTCATTCAAAGGTAGAAATAGAAAATTATCCATTTCGTAAAAATCACCTATTTCCGGTTTTACTTTACTATTACATTTTAATTCAAATATTGAAAAATCTATATGTGGATTTTCATGTTCAAGAACCACGAATGAATTAAGTCTTTTACGTTTATTTTTAAAAACCTTAGGCGTTAATTGATGTGTAAATAATTTTTTACCTATAAGATTAACATTAACCTCTTCATGCATTTCTCTTAATGCGGCTGTAAAAAAATCCTCACCCTTTTCTACTTTACCCTTAGGAATTGACCAAAAATTTTTAGCGTGATTGGTTGGATGTGCAACTAGCAATTCAATATTTTTATTTATTAAAAATATTCCACCTGTTTCTATAATCATATTATTATTTAATTAAATTGTAAAATGTTATTCCCCATAATATAATAGAGATAACCATAATTATATTAGCATTTAAAATATCCTTATCAGTAAATTCCTTTTTAAATGTTTTAGGGTTTATTCTATATGCATGCCAAGTTATTAGTTTACCGAAAAAGTATGTTGGTGTCGCTAAAGCCAATATAAACAATATCGTTAATATAAATTTCATACTCTTAACATTTATAAATTAATTCAATACCACATTCTTCTAACATTTCTAAAGATATTTTAAATTGAGCTCCCCATCTAACATCATTAAAATCTGGTTTACAACAAACAATCTTTGTTATACCCGACTGAATAATAGCTCTAGTGCATGACACACAAGGAAACCATTTAAGGTACATCGTACACCCTTTAACCGATACCCCTATACGAGCAGCAGTATGTATTGCATTAGCTTCAGCGTGCTCAGTATAATCATATTTAGCTGGTCTTTCATGTCTAGAATCTATATTATCTCTGAATCCCGATACAAAACCATTATAACCAAAACCAATTACCCGTTTATCATTATCAACAATGACCGCACCAACCTTAGTACTTCTATCTTTAGACCAATTGCCAATATATTCACCTAAATCTAAAAATCGCTGGTCCCAATCTGTTTCAATTATTATTGGTTCAGTACACTTAATATCATCAAATAATACTGAATTAAATATTTCTTTTGGGAATTCCTTAAGTGTTACATCTGTTGAAAACGAATTAACCTTAATATACTCTACGGTATAATCATTACCAATTAATAAAAATTTATCCGCATATTCCCTATCATAACTATAACCATTTTTACCGTTATAAGTTACTTTAGTACCTTTTTCCGTATATATATTCATAATATTATAAATTAATTTTATTTAATTCACTTTTTACTTCATTAAACTTGCGTTCAATTAATTTGGGAAATGTTTCATATTTATCGGTTGATTCATAATATATTCTATCATTATTTTCAGAATTATATAACAATATTTCCTGAGGATTAAATTCATCCGGAATTGTTATACTTATACTGAAATACATATCAGCTAATAAAATTGTTACTATCGGTTGACAATCCAATTTATTATCTTTTTCATATAAACTATATAGTTTATAATTAATTTTTTCAACAGCCTTTAAAGCCTCTACCTGTTCTTTAGTCATAATAAAATATTTTTTATAAAGATACAAAAGATTATTATAATATGCAATAAAAAAGGGTGAAATATTTTACTATCCACCCTTAAAACATAAAAACAAAACAATTAAAACTATATTAACATTAAACGACCTTCTAAAATAGTACCAGAATCTTTATTTACTATTTCAAAATCAACAGCGGCTTTTGAATTACCGAAGTTTGTTTGAATCCATTTAGAACAACCATATAAAGAACTTACTTTTTTCCATCTGAAACGTTTGGCGTAATTAACACTAGTTTGATGTAAATCACCAGATACAACATGTATATATTTTGAATTTATACTAGCATTATGAATGTAATCATTGAAATAAGTTTCAACTTTATCATTTAAATCTAATGGTAAACCATTTTTATTATCTTCTTTATCCTTACCATGTAAAAGAATAAATGTATGTGAACCATATTCAAAATTCTCAATATATTTTTCAAATATATTAACTTTCATTTCAGGATATTTAACATTAAAATAAACCTCCAATGTTCTATTAGCAACATAACCAAAATCACCATCATGATTAGCATCCCCAACACAATTATAATCAATTGCATTAGCCATATCTAAATCATATAATGTTTCAAATAATGTAATCATACCATTAACAAAAGTATTATATTGACCTTTATTATCCATATTTTGTGGTAAACCATGACCACCTCTTGTGGTACCACCATTATAACCGTCTAATGAATCACCTAAATTACAAATAATTATTCTATCGAAACGACCAAATGTTTCATATTGATTAACTATTTCACTAACAGTTTTTCTTAATCGATTATTGAATTCTTCTTTATCATAATGATTGTTATATAAAGAATCTTTCTTAGTTTCAGCCCCAACATGCATGTCTGATAAATATACAATTAAAGCTCTATCATCTTTTGTTATTTTCTGTTCAATCTTAAATGGTTGAATATCTTCCAATACAACACGATTAATCATAGATTTCCAATCTGACATTTTAGCCTTTAAATCTGTTAATTCTCTTAATACATCAACATAAGATTTTTCAGCATTTTTACCTCTTTCTTCTTCAAATTTCTTGAAATAATTATTTTCTTTATTTCTTTGAACTATCTCTATAACTGTTTCTATTGGATTTTCTTCTAAAACATGAGGTGCAAATGGATGAGACGATTTGGTTATGTTAAATGCCCTCAAAATGCGTTTAAAGTCAACGAATGTTAAGCTAGGGAAATATCTTGAAACAACTCTTTGTGTTAAACCGGCACCATCCATATTAGAATATAAACGGTATACACTATCCATTTCTTCTCTAGTGAATTCACCTTCTAAGTCAGGACGATTTTTAATTTTAATATTATATTTATATGATACAATTTTATTAGTCCTAGTTTTACCATCACCTAATACTAATTCTTCATTACCACGAATAGATTCACCAACACTTCTCTCATCATATTCTTCATCATCTGTTGAATCATACTCAACAAGTAAATCATCGTATGATTTAATCGAATCACTTTCAGTATCCGGTGCGATTCTAGCTTTATTTTCTAAATACTCATCGTATAAAGAAAGTAAATTGCTAATGGTTTCTATTTCTGTTTTATCTGATGGTACTTCACCATTTCTTAATTCCCAAACTAAGTTGGCCACAAAATTCCTACGTCTACCCTTATTAACACATAAGGTATTTAATGATATTTGTGTATTTATGGCTTCCTTTATTAATTCAGTTGCTAAATTAATTGTAATTAATCGTTGTTCTGTCATTTTAACTTTGATTTATAAAACGTTATATTTTTTGTTAAATCAAAGATATATAACTAAAAACGATATTTCAAGTTTTTATATGAAAAAATCACCATTTTATTAAAATATTAAGATATTTATAGAAAAAGAATACCATAGTGAATTTTATTAAAGAAAAATTAAGAATATTATTAGAAGGAATTAAAACTACTCATACCCCAAGCAATCAATCATCAAGAAAATTAAATATAAATGTTGATAGTTCTAACCTAAAACAATTTGATATTGATAGAGAAGATGCTAGAAATAGAGTAATAGAATTATCAGCACAAGCTGTATCTAAAGTTAAACCAGAAGACAAAGGGAATGTTTCAAATAAAGTTAAAAAATACTTTAATGATGCAACTGAAGGTGATGGTGTTTACCTAGCAATATTAAGCAAAAATGGTAAGTTTAAAATTACAACACCAAATAGACATTTTGATGATAATTAAATTGGTGGTATTTATAATAACCTAATGGTACCCATAAAAGCTTATTCTGGAAATGATGAATTTATAAGACACGGTAGAGGAACCGTAAATGGTAAACCTTATGGTCAAAGTGGTGCTGATGACGCTAGATTAAAGGTATATACAATATTTGGTGATACAATACGTGATATGGTTAATAGTAGTGCCGAAACAAAAGATAAATATGTTGAACCTAATAATACATTTAAAGGTAATGATGAAAAACAAATAGCTAGAACAGCATTCATTCAAAATCGTGAAAAAGAAAGAAATACAATTAGTAATAAAAAAGGTCCAACTACTTTAGCACCCGATGATGAAGAAGAAGTATTAAGAAAACAAGCTGACTTACAAGCCAAATATAAAGCATTAAAAATGAAAGGGAGAATTTAATCCCCCCTTTTTATTTATAATCTTCCGGAAACATATGTTTTTTAATAAAAGAATCAATATCTTCTAAATTAATTAAATGCATAAAATCTTCATCACGAAACACAAATGCAACTTTATTACTTATATGACTAAATATAGGTAAATCAACCACTGATATTTGATTGCGCTCTATAACTAGATTAGGGTTCTTACGGGCATTATGGTTTTTAGGTAATGTATCAATCTCCGCTTGAGAAAATAGTTTAGAGGTTATAACTCTCTTAACATAAGTACCACGTTTAAATTTAGCCGGTAAATCGTTCCAATTAACACCTTTTTCAAGCATCATTATATCTTGTTTTTGTTTACCATTAAGACCTAATAATCTATTGTGAGAAAATAAACTTTGCGCCAACATTGATATACTATTTTTACTAGCATCATTTTCTCGCCATAATAATTGAGCACATGCATCATCTAAAGTAGGTGTTTGATATATTCTACAATCAAATATTGCTGGTTTAGTGTGACCCGGTAAATATTTCTCTCTATTTTCATTAAAGAATTGAACACATTTACCAGTTAATTTAGATAAAATCTTTTGTTTCTTACCATCATTATATATTGCAGATTTTCTATTACTAGAATATAATATCAAATTTATTTCGTCACTTTGAGTGTAACCAATAACAGCATTAGTTTCTTTAACTAACATTTTAGTCGTTTCAATCATTAAATTGCTCAATCTTTCATCAAATGGTTTAATTAATCCTCTCGTCCATGTTGAGAAATTATTACCATCTAATCTTATTATAACTGGTAGTGTTGGTACCATAATCTCTGGTGAAAAATTTTTTTCTAGCCATTTGCTCCAATCACCTAATTTTTCGTAATCCATTTTATTTTTCTTTTAACTTATTTTAGACCATTTTCGTACCATATATGGTAATCCCAATAAATCTATTTCTTCTTTTAATTTAATTAATTCCTTATTTTTATATAAAACCAAAATGGTATATCCCCTTCTATTTATATAGCACTTAAAAAAGATATTACCGGAACAACTTAAATGTTTTTACATATATTTTTCTTCTAAACTACAACCCCAATTAATCGAATCTATAGCTAATGAAATTTGTTCTGCTATACTAACAATCTTTATTTTACTAAATGCTGAATGACCTTCACTTATATTTAACTGTAAAGAGTCACTTATGACTAATTCTAATAATTTTGAATTACTTAATCTGTTTAAAGCCGGACCAGATAATATACCATGACTAGCAACCATTCTAACTGATTTAGCACCTTTATTTAGTAAAGATTCAATTGCTTTATCAGCGGAACCAAATGTGTCAATCATATCATCTAATATAATTACATGTTTATACTTAACATCACCTATAATAGTAACACTTTCAACTTCATTAGCCTTAACTCTTACTTTATCTATGACAACATAATTTAAATTAATCCCTAGTTTAGTGTTTATTTTACTAACCATACGATTAAGTTTTTTAGTACCACCAGCATCAACAGATGATAATATTACATTTTGACAACCTAAAGATTCTAAAATACTTTCAATATACCCATCAAACACATTCTTACTTTCTAAATGAATAACAGGAATATTGAAAAAACCTTGAACTTGGTCAGCATGTAAATCAAATAATATTACGGATGTTGAACCTCTATGCTCTAACATTTCAGCCATAACTTTAGCACCAATAGGTCCTCTAACGTCTTTTTTGTCTTGGCGTGAATAGGGGTAAAATGGTAATATAGGTATAATTTCTTTAGCTGAGGCTCTTTTAGCCGCATCTATAGCAAGATTAAGCGTCATTATTAAATCACTATTTATCGGTGAGCACATTAAATAGACTCTTTTACCCCTAACACTATCGCCATATTGAACATTTATTTCACCATCTGAAAAACGTTTAATTTCAATTAGTCCAGAAACTAACGCATCATCTGATGTCGTATTTTTATTAAAATATTTTATGATTTCATCAACTAATTTAGTTCTTCCATCTAATGTAAAAATTACTGATTTCATAGTATATTATTATTTAAAATTATAATACAAAGATACAATTAAAAATCGATAATAACAAAAATATTATCTTTATTTTTAATATTTTTTTTTTCATATATTAAAGATAAAACTAAATATATGAAAAAATTAACAACGGAAGAAGTTATCACTAGAATAAAAAATATTCATGGTGATAAATATAGTTATTCTAATTTAAAATATATAGGGTCTAAAAATAAAATAATTATAACATGCTTAAAACATGGTGATTTCAATACAATATTAGACAAAATTATATGTGGTATTAATTGTCCAAAATGTTCGAGTGAACTTTCTAATTTAAGACAAAAAAAGACTAATGATGAATTTATATTTCAAGCAAAAAAAATTCATGACGATAAATATGACAATTCATTAGTAGATTATTATAATAATAAAAGTAAAGTTAAAATAATTTGCCCTAAACATGGTATTTTTGAACAAAGGGCTAGTTCTCATATCGAAGGTTATGGGTGTCCTACTTGCAAAGAATCTAATGGTGAACGAGAAATTAGATTGTTTTTAGAGTCTAAAGATATTACTTATATAACCCAACATAGATTTAACGATTGTAAAAATATTTACCCACTACCATTTGATTTTTATTTACCTGATTTAAATAGTTGTATTGAATTTAACGGCAAACAGCATTATGTTCATAATCATTTCTTCGTTTCAAAGAAGGGTTTTAATGAATTAGAAAATCGTGATAACATAAAAATGGAATATTGTAAAAATAACAATATTCCATTAATAATTATAAAATATGATGAGTCTATTAATAAAATCCTAACTAATTTATTCTTCTAAATAAAATTCTTCATATTCCTTTAAGGCTATTTTACTAGCATGTCTAGTTAATTCATTACTCTTTAAATAAAGGGTCGATGGAACAGACACATACCCATAACTATAATAAGTATCATCGAAAACAAACTCACCATTTCTCATTTTAAACCAATTATAATATTTATATTGATTAGGGTTATTAAAATCAGGTTTCCAACCACCATTTAAAGCTTTAATTATAATCTTTAACCTATCATAAGCTGACCTAGGAATACAATTAATTGATAACAGT